TGTCTAATCCCAAACATCTTCATCTGGGATAAATGAGAACTAATTAGCATGGTGTCTGCAGTTCCCTTACCGTCCCTTGTAATGACGGATTTGATCATATCCTCCAGAACAGATTTGCTATTACTTTCACTCATTAGATTAAGAACCTAGTTTACTGATCAATGGTGTACCCAGCGTGAACACGTTTAAACGTAATCACATCTCCCTCACATTCTACTTCAAACCTCTCATTAGGTTCAAGTGCCAAATCGTGGCATAGCTCATCAGGTAAGGGAATTACAGCAGATCCATAAGCATCTTGCTCTAATTCAATTTTGTAATACGTTGGTGCCATTGTTTGTTAATACTAATAGTTTAATTGGTCAATACTCTAACTCAAGTTTTCCACGAGTCATTAACCCATTACATAGCCACACTAACGCATCTACACAATCGTCATGTGAGCTAACGCCAAAATTTATAATCTCATCTGTCAAATGACCCATCTTTCTATATTTATTAAAAATAATTTTTCTTTGTTCAAAAAGTCCCATAATTCCTCTAAATCTTGCAACTTTATCTCCACGGAAACCTTTTACAGGATGCCAAATTAAATTATATAAACCTTGTTCCTGTAAACATATTCTTTTAAAATCTGCCTCTAAAGAAGCTTGATATGCAACTGCTTCTGACCACACATCTATAGAACTACCTGTAGGAAAATAATTTTTACCATCTTTATGAATTATTCCCCATTCTTCCATCATTTCCATTAAAAGTTCTAATTTTTCTAAATTTCCCATAACTCTTACTCTTTTACAATCTATGATGTGAATCTTGTCTTTTACTCTTCCACCCATGACAAAAACTGTGTAATCATTCTGTTCTCTAACACCAGCAGATAAATCTACGCCAACTCCTAAAGTATCAAATTCTGTTGATATATTTCCTTTAACAATTAGATCTGGAGAAAGAGATAATTCACTTGTTTGTACAATCTGATTTTGATACTGAAAACTAAAAGCAATCGGAGCTGTTCTTCTTCTTTCACTAAGATATTCAAGTGACCACATATCAGGCCAATAAGATATCTCTTCTCCTTCTTCATCAACAGTTATTGCTGATTGCACTATTTGTTTCCAACCACCAGCTGGTAAAAAAGTTGTGTTATGAATATCATCATGTCTAAATCTAGTTCCTAAACAAATAGCTCTTGCACCTTCAAACATAGTGGGAACAATAACTGCATTCCAGTTATCTTCCATAGCTTGTCTTATGTCTTTATTTTTAATATCATCAGAACTTTTTATTGCGTCATCAATTATACAAAGATGTGATCTTTTCGAAGTAACAGCACCTTTCAATCCTGCACAACATACACTAAATTCTTCTTCACCGGTAGATTTTATTCCTGCAAATTTCCAATCAATACTCCAATATTCGTTAGAATTTATTCCTTTAGCAATCTTAACCATAGGAAAAATTTCTTTATAAATTTTACTTTCTTCTATAATTCTTTTTATTGCTGCACTCTTTGGCCTAGCAACATCAACTGTGTAAGAAATATATAAAATTTTTAAAGGCATTTTGTTTAAAGCATGTATGCCAATAGCCCAGGCTGTATATAAACCTAAAACTGTAGATTTTGCAGAACCTCGTGGAGCAAGAATATCTATATTTGGACCGGCTATACCTTTTAGACAAACACTGTCATCGTTTGTACAAAGATACTTATGCCACTCAAGATGATGTTTAGCTGGAGGTTTTCCCCCTACAACATCACAAAAATATGCAAAATTTTTTCTAGCCTTTTCGACATCTACATTCGAAGTTTTTTTAACAACTTGTTGTTTCGCAGCTGCTCTAGCTGTGCGTCTATAAACGCTATAAATACTTGTACCTGCCATGAACGTAGCATAGCGTATTTTCTCTTAAGATTCTTCTTGAAGTATTTTTGTCCAGACTCCCATTGATGCTTCCTGTAAAGGACCTTCAATTGGATCATCTCTAAAAATAGATAACATTTCTCTTAATGCTCTATCTGCACCAGCAAGAATTAATCCTTGTTTATCTTGTAAAATCTTTTTATCTTCAATTTGTTTTATAGCTCCACGTAATTCTTTTTGTAGCATTGCAATTCGTGCAGCTCCCATATCTTGTTTTACCAAACCCATATCAATTGCTTGTCTTAATTTAGAAATATCATCTTGCATATTATCAACTTCTTTTTCTAAAACTTGATTAAAATTTCGTTTTTTAAATTCTTTTTCTGACCATTCATAACAGTCCACTATTGTCCCTTGAAAACCTAAAAATCGAGAAAATAAATATATCTGTACTGGGGAAGCTGTCTTTTTGCAAAACTCAAGAAATGATTCACGATCTTTGTTATTTAAAGACTGAATCCATTTTGTCATACTCTATAAGAACCAGTTGCCTGTTCGAAATCTCTATTCTCTTTATAGCGTCTAAACATCTCTTGTTGCAAGTCTGTTGCTCTCTGCTCTCTACCTCTTTCTCTTGTTCCTGCACGTTCTTGCTCACCTGTAGTTCTGATACCAGCTCTTTGCTCTATACCTCTTCTTTGTTCAGTTAAACGTGTCTGAGCTCCTTCAGTTCTTCTAAGATCTCTAGTCTCTTGACCAGTAGTTCTAATTGCTGCTCTTTCCTGTAATCCTCTTTGTCCTATTTGTCTTTCCTGACCTCTTAGTAGTTGTCCTTGTGTAGCCCTTGTTTGTCTACCCTCTTCACCTCTAGTAGCTCTGGTTTCCTGTCCAGTGACTCTTGTTAATGCTCTATCCTGTGAACCGGCAGTCTCTAATCCTCTTCTGTACTCAAGACCAGTAGTAGCAATCTGAGCTCGATCTTCTTGTCCTTGAGTTCTTATATTTGCTCTACTCTCCTCACCTGCTACTCTTGTTGATAATCTATTTTCTGCTGCAGTCGCCTGAGTTCTTCTAATATCTTGCCCTGCAAAAAACTCTGCATTTACCCTATCTAATTCTGCTCCTTTCTCCATGTTTAATCTTTGCTGTCTATTAGATGCTTCATTTAAAGCAGTCTGTGTAGCCAAAGATTGCGTAGGAACTTGAGTAAGTGTAGGTGTCTTAGCAGGAGGAGCTTTAATAATATTTGGTGGTGGAGCAGATCTTCTTCCCATTCTTTTAAAAAAGTGTTATTTAAATTTTAGCCCAGACTATTTTACGCACTAAAACTTACATTACTTGGACGCATTCCTAGCCCAGCAAATCTTGTAGCTGCATCTTGTTGTCCAGAAATAGCATCAGCTTGTGCTTTAAATCCAGTATCTCCTGCTAACAAACGTGCCTGAACTGCATTTGGTAGACTTTGTTTAATCTTTTCTGCATCTAAAAGCTGACGCTGTTTAAATGTAGCTAAATCTTTCATCGTATTTGTGATGAAAGGCATATTCGCTCTCATATTAGCGGACTCTATTGCAGCATCTAATATTCTTCCTTTTCTATTAAATGGATCCATTGCTTTTTCATATTCCATCTGTGCTTCATATAGTTCTTTTATATTGTCAACTGGATTTTTACTTCCTTCATCTACTTCAGATTTTTTCTTATCAGCTTTAATTGCATCTACTATAGTTTTTGGTAATTTGTAATCTAACTCTTGACCTCCACCATATCCACTAAGGGAGTGTGTACCTCCAAAAAGATTACCTCTTTTATCAAAATCTGTAAGTCCAAAAGTAGCAAAATCCGCTAATCCGCTAGTAAACCTGCCTACACCTGCAAGTCCTTTGGGTCTTTCTTTAGCAACAACTTTTCCACCAATAATTTCTGTTTCTCCTGTAACGCCAGGGCCTGCTCCTAAGAATTGTGCTACCTTACCAAGAACAGTATTAGGTTGCTCTATTGTTGGGGCTATTGCTTGAAAATCGGATAAGCTAACTCCTTGTGGTAAACTTTTGATTGCCCCTGATCTAGAAAGACCAAAATCTCGCTGATAATCTTTAAAAGTATAATCAACATTTTTGTTATTACCTATTTTTCTGGTGTCAATACCTTTTAGATCGTGATTTGGCATCTTAGTAGTTGTACTGAGTTGTTAGAGCTGTACCAGCTTGCTGTGCAGCTGTTGTACCCATTTGTCTTGTAGCTGCAGCCATTCCTTGAGTTAATGCTGCATTTGTTGCAATATTTTGAGCAATACCTCTTGCAGCCATGCTTCTTGCAAAGTCGTCTTTCTTAGCTTGCTCTGAGAATTTACGTATTGTTGGAAGAACAATATTTGTTGCATCTCTTAAAGCTTCAGCATCTTTCTGAGTTCTAAGTCGTCTACCTGCATCTAAACCAAGAGGACTTATTACATCAAGAGGATATCCTGAAGGACCTATATTTCCATAAGGACCCATTCCTAGTGGTAAGGGAACTCCTCCCATACCTTCATTACCTATTGCACCATAACCAATTAATCCGGCAGCTCCTCCAAGAGTTGGTGCTGCAGCTGCAGATCCACCTCCTCCAAGACCACTAGATGCTTTTGCTACTGCACCTATTCCAGCTAAAGGTATTCCGACTTTTGCTGCTTTAGCTAAAGCTTGCGGTGTTAATGCTCCCATTACAGCTTTCTGTGCCCCTAATCCACCTAATTGACCCGCAGTTGTTCCTAGAATATTTTGAAGTCCCATACTGCCTGCCATTCTCGAACCTCTATTCGCTAGACTTTTTATAGCTCCTCCAGTTCCGACTCCTCCTGTTAAAGCTCCTACTCCTGCACCTAATGCAGCTTCACCTAAATTTCCTTTTCTTAATCCTGGAAGTGCTCCTGCAGTAGCACCAATAACTGGTAAGAATTTCAAACCTAGCTTACCAGCCATTAACAGTTGAGGTAACACCATCTCTAACTTCTTAAATACTTGTTAGCAATATTCTAAATTAACTATTCTTTGCCTTTAACTCTCTTTTTGCCTGACGCATATATTTGTTTAAAACATTCATATCTAACATTAAAAAACCATCTTCCTCTACAACGGCCTCTGGAATAATCTTTTGTACTTGCTGTGCAGAAAATCCAGCTCTCAACTTCTGTTCTGGATCAAATTCTTTTTTATACCTAAATTGTATAGGTTCAAGTTGTTTTAACTTCTCAAGAGCACTCATTTAAATCTTTTACAAAGTATGCACACTCTGATAATACGTCATTAATTTCTGAAGTACAGAGTGGAGCTATATCTTCTTTTGTTTTTATATCACATAAGTAAGCTCCTAAAAGAGGTACACCAACTGTTTGAAGAAGTCCAGGAGATCCTGGTGTTCCGGGAGCTACTATTGGTGAGCCGGTTTCATTCTGAGTTAAAGTTAATCCTTCAGCTACAGGTGCTACCATCCCACTAGTCCCCATTCTCTTAGCAAGTTCTCCGTAGAATTGTTCTTGTCCTGACTGTTCTTTAGGTCTGTAAGAATATCCTTCTTTAAATCTATCTAGAAAACTTTTACCTTCTTTATCACTCCCAAATTTTGGCATATCATCAATAAATCGTGATAAAAAATTACCTTTTTTTTCTTTTTCAAAAGGATTTTTCTTCATCATATAATCCGCAGGATTAATTCCCGACATACTACCTACCTTAGAGGTATATCCAAAACTAGGTGGTACTGGACTTTTAAAATCTGGAGAAAAAGGGTTTGTTGATCCTGAACTTTTGTTCTTTAAAAATCCGAATTGATCACCACCACCAAGAAAACCCATTAATTTATACCTTTTTTCATAATTATAAAAGAACTATGCACGGAGTCCTGTACCGTATATCATTCTGCCTATACCCTGTACTTCTCTATTTGTTATTTCTCCAGCATCTGTAATTTCTTTTTCTGCTCTAGCCTGATCAAGTAAAGATCCTGCATATTGAGCACCCGGTATTCTGGACTCAGCCCTAGCCTGTACCAACATCATGTCGTGCATGAATTTTTGATTTTGTAGTTGTTGACTCATTAAGAACTGATCCATTCCTCTATCACCTGTACCACTTGACATTGGTTGACTGTATTGGGATTGTTGATCAAATGCTCTATCTAAACCATATGCCCCTAAGCCAGCAACACCAAGTTGTGCTGCTGCTCCAGCTGCCTTCGGTAATAAACTTGTAGCCGAGCTTCTTAATGCCATAGGTAAGTTTTCTTGAGCAACTCCTTTAAAAAAGGTATCAGTTACTTTACCTAATCCAGCTTGAGCACCCTTTGTAGCTAACTTTCCGGCTGCACCTGAGATTATGTCAAAATACTTACCTAGCTGTTGACCAGCCATTATCTGTGCTCCTAGTTTACCTGCTGCTGTTGCTGCTACCATTACACTGCCACCGAATTACTTGGGAATTTACCAGTTACATTAGGATCTGCAAATCCACTTGAAGAAGCTGCTGGTTGTGAAGACAACTGAGCTAAATTCTCTGGTCTTACTATTCTATCAGGCTCAATCAGTCCTTTACCTTCAGCAGTGTTGACTCCCCCTAGATTTTGATGATATTTGGTTAAAAATTCTTGAGCTCTTGTATTGTTTTCCCCTTCAAAAGTATTACCGTAAAATCCAACTTTATTATCAATATCTGCTTGAGATATTTCAGGATCTGCAAACATCTGATAAAAACTATCACTTCTAGGATTTGTTTTAAACTTTCCTAAAAATGGATCAGGTGCCTGAAAATCCTGTGCAGATCTTGTAGGTCCTGTAATAAACTTTGCAACAGGTTTACCCTCCTGAAAAGCTTTGTCGGCTGGACTAGTTAATCTTCTGTTTAGGTTAGTAACAAGAACCATAGTTTAGGATTCGAAGAGTGCTTTCTCTAATTGTGCAACAAGTAAATCATCTACTTTGTTACCACTTTTGGCAGCAGCTTTTTTTAAAATAGAAACCACAAATTTTTTTAGAAGTTCATCTAAATCTTCGGGAATTTTATCAACTGCTTTGTTAATTACATTGATTGCAATTGGTAGTAAAAATTTAGTCATAGTTTTTTCTTTAATACTCTTAATTTAGCAAAGGTTTATTGATCTACACTAAAACCCATTCCTGTTCCATCTTTTGCGGATTTTTTAATAAGATTCATTATCTTACCAAAGGATTCGTCTTTTAAAGACTCATCTTCAGCCATTTCATTTAAAGATACAAGCATTGGACTACTTATTCCATAGGTGTATGGTTTTGTGGATCCATCTTTCTGATAAAGATTAAAAGTAGCTGTAGGAGCTTTATTTGGAGATGGATCTAAAGACATAGATTCTACAATAGAACTTGGTTTGTTAGGCATAAATCTATTAGTGAATTCATCTACTCTAGATGTTACAGACTTAGGTTTCATGGATTCTTGAGCAGCTATATATTCAGGATCTTTTCTTATTTCTTGCATATCAGTTTTATTTGGTATCCCATAATTACTTCCAAGTCGAATTGATTCTTTTTTTCTACCCTCATCATCTAACTTCATAAAATCACTTTTAATGGCATTTTCATTATCAATCTCTCTTTGTTCTAATAAATTTACCTGTTTGTCACTTGGAGACATCATCGACTCAACAATTTTTTCTTGTTGTTCTTGTGATAATGTACCTAAACCTTTTCTAACAGTTTCTTCAATTTCTTGTTTTCTTTGATTTAAATTTACTGTTGCCCCTGTATTTACTCCGGATGAACGATAATTATTTTGGCCAGGAATATTACTCATATCTTCGCCACCGTCTGCTGCTGAATCTACATTGTCACTAAGAATCGAACTATCATCTACTAATTCCTCCTTTTTACCTCTTTGACTAAACGCCAAAGCTAATAAAGGATCAGTTCTAAGTTTGTCGAAAAATTCACCTGTTCTAGATGTAACATCACCACTACCAATTTGTTTACGGTCAGCAGGATCAAGTTCTGAACCATATTTAGCAGAAAGAGGAGAAGGGGAACTATCCTGAGACTTAGCGAGAGTATCTGCAACAGTCTCAGTTGTAGCTAACTTTGCAGCTTGTTCATTTTTTCTATCAATTAAACCAATTGCTGTTTGATTATTTTGTCGATTTTGATCGTATTCATCAGCAGTGGTTGGTTGTTGGACTTCTTCTTGTTTACCAACGAACTCAAACTGAGATGGATCTATTACCTCCTCTTCAAACTGAGGTGGATCCGTCATAAGCATTTTTGTTCTCGTATAACTTCCTTTTGTTGGAGTATCTACTAAATCTTCCTTCTTAGCCTTTAACAAATCCATAGCTTTTTGCTGTTTATCATCTCTTTCTTGCTGTTTCAGTTCACTTGTACGCTCTAATCGAGCCATTCTCTTATCTTCGATTATTTCTGCAGGTGTTTTCTCTCTTTCTACTTTTGATTCCTCTGAATCTCCAGTAACTCGTGACTCTGCCTGCCTTGCTTCGGATTGAGCACGTAATTGTTCCTGTATGGCTCTTTGTTCATTAGCCTGAGACTGTTTAAATCCCTGACCAAGCCCCATAAGACCTATTTTCCCTACAGTTTTTGCTAAATTCCCTGTTTTTTCTAATAAATTTGGTTTTCTTGCAAAATTTTTCGTGAAATCATATACCGCAGGAGCCATTTGCATACGTGACATAGGGTCAGAAGGCATTGGAGCACCAGTCATTCGGGAATATAGTTCAAAATCTCGTGGCGAAACAGGCATTATAAAAAATCATGACATTTATAGACCTAATTTTAAGTTCTATACATTCTCCCCCTAGAACGCCTTAAAAACCCTCATTTTTGGGAAAAAAAAATTGTAGGTATCAGGCCCGCCCTTAACAAATTGTTGCATTGTAACAAAAAAAAGAAATATATAGGGGGTTATTACAGTTTGTAACTAAAAATTACAGAAATTTGACAAAATATTAAGGTCCGATGGCGAAAGATTACAGAATTATTACATTTTTCTAGCTAAATATTACAAAATAGATTAAATTTGTAAACTTTTTTAATTTGTGTAAATTTTTTTCCGTAACATTTTGTTTTTTCTCCACGAAATAAGGGGATTTACAACAAAATGTAAAGTTTTTCCCGGTTTTGTAAAAATTTTGCCCGAAATATTGACAAATTACCCTCTTTTTATCCCTTTTTTATGAAAAATTGTAAAGAATCTTAGCCTTACGGCCTTATTATCCGAGTGTGGAAAAAAACTGTTGAAAACTTATATATAAATTTTTTAATAAGTTTAGAAATTGTTATTAAGTTTGCTAAACTATATGTATAGAGTTTTTAAAGCTCAATTAATCCTATTTATTAGAGGACTTCAAAATGAATTTAAACGGCCGTATATTATGGGAAGGTTTATCCCCAATTAATGGGAAACCTATTGTAATTATTGCTACTGGTTTTAAAGAAAACTCAGCAAATCCAAAGACAGGATTTATGCTTCAAACGTGGATTCTATCCGCTGAGTTAAAACCAAATGAAGCATTTAAAACTAATGAGAATGGTTATGGTGAGAGCGTTTGTGGGGATTGCCCACACGCTCTATATAATAATCCTAAAAAGAATGGTTTTGCTCCTTGCTACGTTAGAACCTACCACGCTCCTAGATCCGTTTATGAGTGTTATAAAAAGGGAAACTATCCACATATAGAAAATGATTGGCATTTATTTAATAATTTGCCTGTAAGGTTGGGATCATTTGGTGATCCTTGTTGCATACCAGTAGAGATACTTAAAAATATTATTTCAAGGTGTTCAAAACATACTGGTTATACTCACCAGTGGCGTAAGCCATACGGCCAACATTTAAAAGGCATTTGTATGGCGTCCGCTGATGGTATGAGAGATTATATCGAATCAACTAGCCAAGGTTGGACACCATTTTTAGTTAGAAAATCTACCGATGAAGCTCCAAAAGGTGCATTAATTTGCCCTGCATCCGCTGAAGCAGGCCGTAAAGTTACCTGTGCGGATTGCACTTCATGTGATGGTGTTTCACGTCCTAAAGGTGTTGTAATAATAGCTCATTAGAGTGGTTTAATACCACTCTCAGAGTGTTTAATCATCTATTGGTTTAAATACTCTCAGAGTGGCTTTAAAAGCTATCTCACTTAAAATTATTTTTTATTTATTATGAAAAAATCAGAGCGTAAAAAGTTAGAGCATACAGTTAATGAAAAATTAATTGCTATGTGTCAAACAAATGATTTAGATAGAATTTATATATTTTTAGCTGATTTAACAGAGACATTAACACCAAAACAATTAAAAGCAATTGACTTAGTAATTGCTGATTATGGTTTTAGAAATTTTGAAGGATACTATAAACCCAAAAATTAATTAAGTGGTTTAATCCTTTCCTTATGCCCTCCATAGTGTGGGCATACTGAAGGGTTTACATACCTTTCATTATTCACTTATAGGTCAATTTATTTATGACTACATTAACCGATTATGGGGAGTGTTTTTTAACTGCTTTTCCCCACGTTCACATTAAAACAGTCTTACAAAGATATTTTAATAAGGAACATTTATACAATGATGATGGCTCTTTAAAAGAGCATATAAGCAACATTGAAGAAGAATCTTATAACTATGGGGGCACTGGTTACAAGTGCCTATGTCCCACTTTATTTGTGGAACTAGAGTACAAAATGGATGGATGCCCCTACATGATTACTAAAGAATATTGTTTGTATGAGGATGCCGAGAGTCTAGAAGAATTAGAAAAAATTAAAGACACTATTTGGAATCAAGACCCTAGCGAAGAAATCGAGGGAGAAACTTTAGACCTTATAAATGCCTTTCACAATGGCTATGGCTGCGAGTGTTTAGACCATGACTAAGAAAGCTAACAAGATAAGGGTAAAAATTACCGCAGGGTGGGAGGATTTAAACTCCCTCTATTCCACTATCGAAGGCCATGCCCACTTCAAAAATTTTGAAATTACTTTCAACAAGACTAAGCAATGGAGGGACACCCCAATCTATGAACAAAACATCGAACTAACAAAACTTGAGGATAGGAAGAGTTAAACCCTAACCACCAAGATAAAAAATTTAAATCAGAAATTTACAAATTATTCTGATAGACCCCCCTGCCAAATTTTCCAGGCTGGGACTGGGTTTTTAAAAAATCTAATTACTAGACAAGTACTACATTACGTGGTACATTAATAATCAAAGGTTACACCGCCTTATTTTTAAATCACTTTATTAGGAGATTACACAACATGGAAAAGGCAACTTTTTATTTGCCATGCCCCTCTAGAAATGGGGATGAGTACCCCCCAAGTTTTGAAGGTTACTATGACCCCTCCCACACATGGAATGGGTGGGTAGGTAATCCTTTATTCACTAGGGAAATTTACGACAAGATTGTCGAATACTATACAAATAAAGAATTTAATACTGAAGAAGACATTGAGTATATAAAAGAGTTTGCTGACCCTGAGACAAACAAAACATCTTTAAATGTGTCAATGCATGGGTCGCTGTATAGCTTCGGCTCAAGCTGTCTCTGTTGGTCAGTAGATAAAGAAGAAGATAAAGACAATATGGGTACAGTTTATTTAATGGAGAAAAAATAATGGCAAAAAAATATATTCATAGATACAACCTTTCCTACACACAAATCTATAATCTTGTAGGTTATCAAGTTATGAATGCCTATGACAATGGCAAAATAACTTTTGCTGAATTTGATCAGTACTTAATCACCGCAATACAGGAGCATAACAAAAATGGATAAAGAAATTGCACAATACGTCAACACTCTTTTAGCCGATAAGGAAAGAGAAGTTGAGAAAGAACAACTTAGATACAATGAAATTTATAGAGGAAATCCTGAAAATAGAGCCTTTATAGACCCTGAAAGAATGGTTGTATGGGGTCAAGAATTATCATGGGAAAGGCACATGATTTACAAGGCTCAAAAAGCTATGGATTATTTCGAGGAGGAAAATTAATGGAAGATTTAATTAATGAAGAAATTCTTGAAAGAATTTATGAAGAGATTCAAGAAGAATGGCCTGAGTTATGCCCAAAAGATTGGGCAGCATTAGCTGAACATAGATTTACGGAGGGAGGTTAGATGAAATTAATGAAAGTATTGGTAGCCTGCGAATATTCGGGTATTGTGCGAGAAGCATTCAATGCTAAAGGCCATGATGCATGGTCATGTGATTTATTACCTACAGATCAACCAAGTGATAAACACATTCAAGGAGATGTCCTAAAAATTATTAATGATGGATGGGATTTAATTATTGCTCATCCTCCATGCACTCATCTATCAGTTAGTGGAGCATCTAGATGGGCTGAGAAAGTAGCCGATGGTAGACAGCCTGCTGCTATCAAATTTGTTGAGGATATATGGGATGCAGATTGCCCGAAGATCTGTATTGAGAATCCTGTAGGAGCATTATCTAGTAGATCAAAATTAGGTAAGGCTACACAATATATTCAACCTTATGAATTTGGACACCCTGAGCAGAAGAAGACAGGCTTATGGCTAAAAGGGTTACCCAAACTAAAAGGAACTAAATTCATTGATGTCTCAGGGCTACCTGATAAGGAAAGACAGAGACTTCATTGGCTACCTCCATCAAAAGATAGGTGGAAAATACGTTCAACAACCTTTCAAGGCATTGCAGATGCCATGAGCCAACAATGGCAGTAAACCTTTTGACCTGATTATTTAGTCGTTAAACTGATCTTTTTACACTTTTATTTACACCAAAACTAATGTCAAACTACGGCACAATTTCAGAGCAATTATGGTCTTTACCTGTAAAAGATTTACATAAGATTAAAAATTCAATTTCTAACATCATTGAATCAAAAATTAAAACTTCTTTATATGTAGATCAAGAGGTCTATATAGTTACCCAAAACAAAAGAGAGAATGGAGTAATTAAGAAAGTAAATAAAACTAGAGCAGTAGTTTCTATAGAAAATAAACCACATGATTACAATGTTCCATTTGCACTAATCGAGGTGAAGAACTAATGAACCCACATGAATTTTTAAAAGAAATCTACAAAGATTTTTGTATAAAACATGATATGCCTAAAAACGAAGATGATGCATATCAATCGGCCGATGACATTTTATATTCTTATAGGTATATGGAAATCAATTTAACTATATATCAAAAAGAATGGTTAGAAAACTATATCAAACTATGGGAAGAAACTAACGGAGGGGAGAACATCTAATGCAGATTAAATCTAAAAATGATTCTATGTACGTTGATTATTATCCGATCATGACTCCTACAAGAAAGTTACTTGACTTACATCGTTTAAGAGTCGTAACTTTTCTTGGAGAAACTATAAATAAAGAGATTATTTCTTACACTCAAATGTTAGCTGAAAGAGAAAATTTGACTAAAGATGAATCTTTTAAAGTTTCTTCTGAAACTAATCGTCCACCACAACTTATGACATTTAAGGAGGTCAAGTAATGACACATCTAACTAAGGAACAAGCCAAATGGCTTGATGATAAATGGAATGATTTCTATTACTATTTTGATGTTTCTCAAATGTATGAAAAAGATCAGAAAATTTTTCAAGATATTGGAAAAAAATTAAAGGAGGATTCTAAGTAATGTTTATTCAATCAACAGATGTACAAGGCGAATTTAGAGCCTGTGAAAAGGGTCACAGATTACTAAAGCTAATTGATGACATGGGATGGGATTACGATAGATTCTCATCATCAGGACAAGAAACATATGACAAAATTTGCAAAATTATTGGTACACCAGAGGAGGATTTAACCAATGCCTAAAACAAAATCAAAACCACAAACTTGGGAACAAAGAATCTCAAAACAATTAGTCGGAAGAAAGATCGTAGAAGTACGATGGATGACTAAGAAAGAAGCTGATGAAAACTATTGGGATTATCAGCCAGTTCTATTAATACTTGATGATGGAACAGCTCTCTGCCCTATGTCAGATGATGAGGGCAACAATGCTGGGGCATTATGTCACCTTGGCGGTGAAGAAGAAACTATTCCAGTAATGAGGAAAAGATGATGGGGGAATCTTTTATACATGAAGTATTCAAAGCTCTTTATGGAGATGAATATGAATATGAGGGGTTTTCCTATGATGATGCCCTTAAAAAAATTAAAACTTTAGTAAAACAATCGGAGCAAAACTAATGGATTCAAAAACAAGAGACAAGATTTTACATAGATGTGAAATCCTTAGATACATGGGGGATGATGGTATCTCCTCCATCTATGATCAACTCCCTGATGATGAACTCATGGAGGACTGTGGATGGGTCTTAGACAAGGAGCATGATGATTTAGATCAGTATCAGTTCCAAGTAACTAGGAAGATCATTAACCAAGCTCCTAAAAGAGCTACCAGTAAAGATATGTGGAGCTAATTATGACTACAAATAATTATTTAGATAGTAAATTTTACTGCCAGTTATCAGGCTCACAAATTAGTATTATTCTCTATCAATTAGAGTTAATACCCCAAGAAAAAATCATTAAAGATCCACAATTGCAAAAAGATCTTGGTGAGATATTTACTGAACTTGAATCGAAAGCAGACAACCATGAGGAATTTAACGATGACTGCTAAAACCTAGTCTCTGCCTGGAATTTGAAAAAATTTTTAAAAAGTTCCTAAAATTGCCCTCTCAAAATCGCCTCAGACAAGCGGAAAGCAAGTCTCAGGTACTATGACATCCCCCAAAATTACTTAATTTGCCATGTACAACATTAAATTTTTAGAAACACTTGTAAAGGAAGCCTTCGATGCATTTGGTAGAGGAGACAAAGAAAACGGAACAGCACTTCTTAATTCCTTTTTCGATAAGATGCACCCTGAGTTAGTTAAGGATGCAATGAGTGATAAAAGATTAATTCTTGAATTAATACTGGAATCAACTTCAAAGAACAAATCAACGGCTTTTGCCTCCACCGCCATGCTCAATTATCTAAAAGAAAGAGGAGTAGATATATAGACAAGTACCACAGCGTGAGGTACACTTTAAATCATGCGACCTGAGAAGTCCTTAAACTCATCAATTGCACACCTTATTCATTATCACAATGACCACAAGCAATCGCACATCAACTGAAAAAGGAACAGTTAATTCAGAACTCTTTGATAAACCTCAGAGAAGAAATGTATCTAGTCCTAAAAGATCAGTTATCTCCGATCCATTAGTCTCAATCAATGACAGGTTAGAAGAACTATCTAACTTAGTTGCAATGATGAAAGACACAAAGACAAAGATAGAATCCATTAAAGAAACTTTTATGGATGATCTAACATCCTTCTTAGATGATGACGATGATAGTAGACCTATGATCACTCACACTAACGATAAGAATATGAAAGTCTTTTTACAAATAAGAAAGACATATGAATATTCTCAGCAACTTGTAGAAAAGCGTACAAGAATTAAGAATCTTCAAGCTGATTTAAAAGCAATGGAAGAGAAAGCTGTTAGAGATGGTAAAGCTTCTCTAATTAAAAAAGATTATTCAGTAGTTTTCAAAGGTTAATTATGTTATTTCCAGTTCATATGCCATCAGAATTATCTGACTTCGGCTCTTGTGCCATCACAGTAGGCATTAGAGATGTTCCTCAAGAGATTTGGGAGCGTCTATTAACTCGTCATGTTAGTGGCGATTGGGGTGACCTCTGTGACAGCGACAAAGCAACCAATGATCGAGCCTTTGTAAAGGGTCAGACTTATTGGATGTATTCCGTCTACAAGAATGCTTACAAAGGTAAAGACATTTGCATAGAAACAAATGGCTACAAATTACCAAGAGAATCAATGGATCTCAAGAACCATAAAGTAGAAGATTACAATCACACAGTAATCATGTTCCCATCGGAACGCTAGTCATTCCAGGGGGTTTGAAGTTTTTCAAATCCCTTTTATTTATTCACTTTATTTTTTACAATTATCATGACCATCGAAGAAATCAGAACAGTCTCAGTAATGGCTCTGTTCCAATCAAACAAAGACAGAGAATCAGGAGTAGCCATCCCTGATATTGTAGATGAACAATCAAAAGTTATAGGTAAAGTTTTTGCCAATAAATTTTTATTATCATGCTTAATAGAAGCACAAGAAATGAAAACTAATCAAGAAAAATTTGATCTTTATTTTAAAAAATATGAGATTGTTGGCGATAAATTTTGTTTAGATCAATCAGAAATAGAAGATGGAGAATTAGGTGATCTTTTCTCAAACATCAAAGGTCTTGAGGATGAGGAGGAGGAAAACTAATGCAATTAACTGAAACTCAAACTAAAGCTTTAAAAATATTAGCTAAAGCTGATGCAAGACCTGTAGAACAGATGCTACAAATGGTTTTAAAAGAAGGATTTGATTGGGTCTTTAACGAACATAGCTGTGAACACAACACCCCATATTTAGGTTGGCCTGATGAATGGAAAGAAATATCAGATCAATTAGATGATGAATATAAAAAAGCTATGGAGGTAAACCAATGAATTACAATTTTATGTCAAATATGCAATTCAACATCACAGATGTTATTGAGACATTGAAAGGTGAATCAATTAATGTCATAGACAATGGCGATGGAACTGTCACACTTCAATGTAATATTTCTATTGAATGTAATAAAGATGACTGGGATCAAATCAAAGATGATTCTCCAAGAAATGGTAAATTTTTATCTTTATTAGATGTTCCAAAAGATGATGATGGAGGTTTTAAAAGTAGCACGACTGCTATCGGTGATCTACTTCATGATATAAATAATGACATTGATGAATTAAATAAACACTTTAATTTTGAGGAGGAAAACTAATGCACTTATTAATAGGCATAGCTTGCGGAGCGTCTATTCTTTATTACTTTTATCTAATGGCTAATCTTTTAGATTTAAAAGCAATTAAAAAACGTAAAAGAAAACTAAGGAGGAAAAAGTAATGAGACATCCAGACCCAAAACATTGGTCTAATAGGGATCATCCTCTTACCTTTGAATACAATGGTAAAACTTATGATTGGTGGCCTATGCATCCAGATAATTACACTTGGGAAGATGGTACACAATCTTGTACACCTTTGCAAGCACAAATTGAAAGAATAAAATTTATCGAGGAGAATAGCTAATGCTTCAATCAGAATACTTAGACATAGCTATAAAGCTATATGACATCTACTCAGATAATGATATACACCCTAGGAGGTGGCTATCAGCTAGGCAGTTAGCCAAGTTAAAGGGTGGCCCTGGATTGATCGCAAAAATTAAAAGAAGTAAAGGTAAGTTATCTGAGCTAAAACCTGTATTTGCTGATTATGTGAATACTAAAACTGAATATCAATCATGTAACACTCCACAGCAATGGACTTGCAAATTTGATTATTGGCTTCAGAATGAGTATGAGTTTACTCCAGAAGAAGTTGATGAGCTACAGGCAGACAGAAAGCGACAAATCGGACGAGAAACTACTCAGAAGATTACTATCGGAGAAGATGCCTAAAGAAGATGCACAACTAATCATTAATCATGTATTCAGCGATTTAATCAAATGGACATATGAAGATGCAAGTTTTCATCTTACTGAAATTTTTAACTTTACTGATGAAGAATCAGATCAACTAATAAAAGAGTACGACATTCTGTCCACCTCCACCGAAGAAGTTATTATGGATGCACCACCAACCTTTGAAGCTACTGCTCCAAGAGATCTAAATGATTATAAAGCTAATCTATGGCAAGCCAGAAAGATACTGGTAGATGCTAAGAAGCTAATCTCAGCTACTGCTCTTACTAGAAGAGATTATGATAGTCAAATAGCTTTTGAAGATGCAATAGTAAGAAGGGCTGAACTACAGGCAAACTTTCTCAATATAAATAAATATATTGATGATCACTTATCTTTTGTAAAAAATCACACACAAACTAAAAGATGAAACTAAAAACCAAAATACCAGAAAACATCTTTACTCTAAAAAGAGATGAGCTACCTAATGAAACTCAGGCTGATGAGTATGGGAAAGTAATGGTCTACAGAAAAGATGTAGGTTGGACAGTAATTTCATTAGAGTCTGTTGATCTATTTCATGAGCATTTAAAGCACACACATTGGACATTTACTCCAGAAAAATTTAATGACTAAAAAAGAATTTTCATATGTAGTGATCTCTGGTTCTGACGATAAAGTCGAAGAGATTCATGGAGTCTACAAAGATGTTGAAGGTGCTTGCTATGGTGCAAGATCAGCCTTAACTAATTTATTTCCTAAACATGGAGATCAAGCAAAAATAATCCGATGTGAAATTATTTCTACAGAGGATGCTAAAAATCAATTTGAGGAGTCAAAACCTCATGACCTCTTTGATAAATGCGAAGATGGTTATTGTCCTTTACCAACACAACAAGTATCATGACAAACACAAGAGCAACTAATGAAGAATTAGAACAACGTATTAATTATGCTGCTGATCAATTAGCCAAGGGTGAAAGATCAATGGTTATAGTAAAAAAACTTGCAAAGAAATATGGTGTAAGTCTTCAACAATCTAGGGATTATGTAAGGGAAGCTAGAAAAGTTTTAACTAGTTCTATTGCACCAAATGATCGTGCATTTATTTTCTCTAAAGTAATGAGTTGTTTAGAACAGGATAGGTTAGATGCGAGAGATCAAGAGAATATAAAAGAACAAGGAAAAGCTACAGGGAACATGGTCAAGATGGTCGGAATGATAACATCAATTGATCAGGTTGGTTGTTGGGATGATGCCCAAGATAGTTATCTATATAGAAATTTTTCAGAAGCTAAGAAAAAAATTAAACATAGTGACCTTGATGCACTAGATGGTACAGACACAGATGAGGAGATGCCTTTTTAATTATGACTACCGCACAAGAATTTAAAACTCAAACATCTTTAGTTCTACACGCTAAAAGAATAGCGGATGCACTAGAAAGAATCGCAACTGTATTAGAAAAAGATGTACACATCAACATTGATCATGCACACATCGATCAAATAGATCATAATCATGTTGAGGGTAAGATTCACACTCACGAAGATAAATGGTAATCCTTGGGGCAGAGGAGTCCGTTAGTGCTTCAGTCGTACTGCCTTGATTAAATAATGAGACTGCTCGGTCTAAGCGGTTTCCTTCTACTTTATTTAATCACGATATTAGGTTCCCATCGAGGAATAACAGTAGTACCAGGAGGTTGAGAGTCCTTTTCATGGCTGTTATTAAGTATGATCTCGTAAGACCCCAAACCACTATAGTCCTTTACACACTTTAATTATGACAACATTCAAGTACAAGGTTAACGATAGAGTAAAAGAGAGAAACTCCAATCGTATTCATGGTGGATATATAGATAACAATGGTAGGCAAAAATTAATTAAAACAAGAAGAGGAATAGTAAAGGGAATGAATGTTAAAAAGAATAGTGTTGGAGCAAACGTGACTCATTATCAAGTACTCTGGGATAATCAATCACGCTTGACTGAAATCCAAGCACACAGAATTGAACGTGAGGTTTCATAATGAAATGCCCAAAATGTAAGAAAAAAGCTTTTGCAAGTGGTACAAAATATATTGAATATAGTAATTCACAAAGGAGAATTAGAACCTGTGAATGTGGTTATAAATTTATAACTTATGAAAGAATTGAAGAAGACAAACAAGATTTTGGTCAACACTCTAAACAAAAGAAAAAAGAATACTATAGAAAAGTATTAATTCAATTAATAGAGGATTTAGAAGGTCGAACATATTTAGAAAAAAGCAAAGATTCTAAAATTTGGGAGGGGGTATAAACCCTATAATTAATAAACTTATTAAAAAAAATGGTATTACTTATTGGATTGCTTGTAACTTTAGGTGTGATAGGAGTTCTTATTCTTATGAGGATTTATAATCCGCATTAATTTACTTTCGTTTTAGCTGTTTTACTTTCGTTTTTTTAAAAAATCTAAATGAAAGTTATCTACATCTTTCATAGTATGTCTATTTATAATTTCCTGACCTTGATTAACTAAATCTTCCGTAGCAACTAAATCACCAGTACCTCTAACTTCTTTATATAAATTATTATATAGATGAGCTTCCTCTGAATTTCCAACAGCCATCATCCCATTAAATATAGATTTAGATTTATGATCTAGAAAGTGCATTGCTTGTGCTTGTGGAGAATACTCTTGTAATTCTTCTGATAATAAATTTTGATTTCTAGTATGTTTATGAAGATTATTAGAATGTTTAAATGTTTGTACCTGATTAAAATCTATAGCTTGCATTTTATTAGAATATGGATCATAAACTAAATGATCTGCTCTTTCACCTCCATAACCTAAATCAGTATGAATTACTCCTTGATCAGCTAATCCTAAATGTAATTTGGATAAAGCCAAGGCTTTCTTTGCATTCTCTGATTTAATCATCTGAGATTTTTTATTTATATATGTACCTTTCTGTTCTTGTGTTCCTTTATATGGATAGTCTTTAAAATTAGAAAATCCAAAATTTTTTACTTTTCTATCAATAATTTCATCGAATCCGCCTTGATCTTCAACAGTAGATACTCTATCCATCTCCATAATATTCATAATTTCATCTTGCTTACTAGGATTGGGATATCCCTGATGATATTTTCTTTTAGGTATTGGATAACTTTCAACTGAACGCAATCTAGGAGATAATCCTGCTTCACCTGCTCGTGATTGTATATCTATTTCTTTATCTACAACAAACTTAGGTTGTATCCCAACTGCAGGTTCTTCAAACATGGGATCGTCTGTTATTCTTTGTACTTTCAGAACTCTTGATGGATCTCCTTGTTTTTCAAATACAGATCCAGTTCCACCTTGACCTATTAATTTATTTTGTATATATTGATCAGCAAATCTTCTTCCATGTTTTTTTTCTAATGCTTTATCCCTAAGTTCCATGAATTCTTTTGGTTGAGTAGCCATATCAGGTATTAATTCATCTGAATCTGCTCCTAAATAGTTACGAACCATATCACTCTCAGCCATTGACCTTCCTAGGTAAGCCATTCGAGGGGCTACATCTTCAGTAAACTTTTCTAAAAATTCTCTGTCCACACCTGTTCTAGAATATTATTATATATTTTAAGTTAACTAAATGAACGAAATAACTATTTTTATCTACTTATTATTCTTTGCAGGAGTCTCAGGTGCCACCTTTGCCTTTACTTGGAGAATGATGACATTGACTTTAAATGATTTTGATAAAGTCAAAAATATACATCCAGAACTACGAGACATTAAACCTGGAGAAGAATTGCTTGTATTTAAAATCGAAGAAGAGGCAGATTAGAATAATAAAAAGTTTGTTTATTTAAATGGGAAGAAGTAAACCAAGAGCTACGATATCTCCAATAATGCCTACTGAAAATGTAGGAATGGTTTCTGGTCCTATACGTAAGAGAAGAAGAGGAAGATTTAGAGATCAACGTGGTAGTAGGAGAGGATTAAGAAGGCAAATAATGCAAGTTACTACGAGAGATCCTGAAACAGGACAAACACAACAATTAACTGGAACTCCTGATAGACGAAATGTTGGTATCCCAACTGTAAGTCCACCTCTAGAAAGATCTATAGGAGATCGCCCATCGAGTTTTGACCCATCTAAACCAAGTGCCACAATGGAGTCTACAAGAGTTAACGTCCAAGACCCAACACTTGGTGGTCCGCCAGAAAGAGAAGTTCCTATACCAAGAGAAAGAAGACAGAGAATATCAAGAAGATCTGATCCTCGTGGTCGTGCTCCCTTTTCTCCTGATGAGAGAGCTATGGCAAGAGATAGATTCTTCGAAAAAATGTTTGAAAAATCCGATGAGAGAAGACAGCAGAGGTCTATGGAAAGAGAAGAAAAAGATAATGTAAGAGATTCATTAAGAAGTGAAAGAGGCTTAAGAGGAAGTGAGGATGCTGGCCCTCGCGATGAGAGAGCTGGAGAAGGTAGGAGAAGAAGAAGAAGGGGTGGTGGTAGGAGAAGAAGGAGAGGTAGACGTAGAGACTTTACAAGGAGGAGATCACGAATGGAAGGAGGTAGAAGAGGTAGATCTGGTAGAGAGATGGCAGCATTTCGAGATCAATACGTTTCAACACTTAGGTAAAGACAAACTGTAAAAAAGTGTTTTAATAGAATAAATACCTTTAGTATGAATATACATACCTATTTTGTTATGAAACTGAAAGAAAAAACAGATTTAAAAAAGCATCATGCAAGTATCTTAAAAAAATTAGATGGTATTCTCTCCACTATTGATGGATTAAGAGAAGATCCTCTTTTTATTGATACTATTCATGGTGAGCAAGAGTTAAGTCTTGATCAAACTATTGAATTATTTAATGGAATTAGATCACATTTTTTACCACTAAATACTCCACCAGAATTAGCAGCTGGTTTCGAAACTAGCTCTTTTGATGTATCATAAGTAAACACTTTACATTTTTACCAATGTTTAATCCCTTATTTGATCCTTTTATGGATGATCATACTGTCCACCACACAAGGTTGAGACATGAAGTTTACAACGCTATGGCTGAAGGTGACTATAAGTACGGAGCTATAGCATCTCAGTTAATGAAGACTAATTATGATGACTTCTTAATAGATTATTAAATTTTATAACAGACCTTTTCAAGAACCCTTGCCATTGCTAAGCTGAAGTTCCAGACATCAGTAATAGCAGTGGTTTTCTTATGTACAAATGCTTGTGCGATGCAAGTATATCTACTCCATAATGAATTACGCTGATAAAAAATAATTATGGAAAACGCAAATCAAATTAACAAAAAAGAACTAGCTTGGGCAGTGCTATCAAAAGCTAATGGTACTCAGTTGAGTCAAGTAATTAAGGTAACAGGCTATCAGGATGCAGATCAAACTGTAGCCGAAGCTCCAGATAAATTTTATAAGTCAGGACCTTTTTATATAAGTTGAAATTCTTATAAAAGTTGCTACTGTTGCATAAGGTAAATAAAAATTTAATGAATCCTAAAATAACTTCTTACGTGGTTTTTGTTCATGATCATAGGATAGGTGCTCATGCTCCACAATTTGAGAACATGGATGATGCAGAAAATTTTGCTAATGCTATGAGAGCTGTTACAAACTGCATAGTAAGTGAACCAATACCGGTGGTTATTACAGAAAAAGTTAAAACTAAAGTTAATACTGGTGATTAATAATTTTTATGCTATCTTGACTTATAGAATGTATTTAAGCAGATGGCAGTAGTTGTAAGTGTTTCCGTTCCCGATGACTTAAATGCTAAATGGAAACAATCAAACTTAAAGATAAGTCCATCTCAAATATTTCAGATAGCTTTAGAGACACAACTAGATGGTAAAAATAAACATCTACAACATTGGAGTTCTAGAGCTTTAGCAGCTGAGAAAAAACTTAAATTAATACAGGCAATGGTTGGTGCAAATGATAAAGAAGTGAAGAAGTTTGCGTGGTTTGAAAATGATGATTAGGTTACAATAGGATCAACATCAAAAGTTCTTGTATGAAAGTAGTGATCACTCCTTCTTTCCCACAAACATCTAACCAAGAAGAGCTACTACAGCTAAATGATATTCTGGTGGATTTAAAAGAGGAGAGGTTATTAGCACCCCACATAAGCATATCGGACTTTAAATTACTGTGTTATGAAAGAGGACTTAATGAATATAGGAAAGATCTTAGAATATTTGATTGTTGAGTAAAGATAGAATATATCTAACAGCAAGCTAAGTTAGCAAGAAAAAATGGTCAGTCAAGGGTTTTTTAGTGGTAGTGCTTCTGCTGAAAAAAGAACAACAAGATTTGCTGGAGATAAAGAAAATACAGATACATCTAATCTAAAAGTAGAATCACCCTCTGTTCAAGTAGCAAATGTAAAGTCTTACACCGACTCGACTTTTACACCGAGTTATCCTGGTGACCCTTATAGAGATGCATTAAGAGAAACTGATAAACCAAAAAAAGTTGACAAAAAAACTTATATTCAAAGCAGAATGGCAGAAAAAATGTATGATGGTGATATAGATAAATTTAAAAGAAAAACTCTCGATTATAAAACAGGCACTGACTTCTTTGGAGATAAAGTAGATTATTCGCCAGAAACTATAAAAAGATATATATCTACAGATGCAAAAGAAAACTACGAAAAAGATCAAGCATTTGAAAGAGAAAAACAATTAAATGAAGCTAGAAGAATAGCTAAACAAGAAAGAAAAAATATAGACGATAAGGCATATGTAAGAGCAATGCAAAAATTTGATAAACCTAGCATTACACAAAGAGTCTCTAATTTTGTTTTTGGTACTGATCTTAAAGGCAAACCAGATCCTAGAAATCCAAATATTTTAAGTAAGGACGAGCGTATTAGTACCTTGAGAGGAGTTCAAAGAGTTTATAACGAACCTGGAATATCAGTAGACCCTTATGGAGTTTTGACAAGAAGAAATTTAGGAGAACAAAAACCTACGTCTGAATTATCAGTAAAAGATTTTAAAGCTAAAGAAAATATAGAGCGAAGAAAAATATTTAGAGAACAAGCTGGAATGTCACCTAATCCAAATCTTATGGAAAGAACTCAGAATTTTTTAAGTGGTGTAGCGGATAATGTAGGTAATGTTGTTGATAATGTTAGTAAAATATTTACTCCAAAAGTAGAAGCAGGCACTTTAGAAGGTAAACCTACACGCTTCACTATGGGCGAATCTAATGTCCCTTCTATGAGTACACCTAGTGTTGGTGATATGGTCAGTAATATTGGAGCAGCAGTTGAAGCTGGTGGTATGGGTGGTTTAGGTTCTTCTGCTCAATCTAGTAGAGTTAGAACTCTTGGTAGGCCACAACCTCGTGTCCAATCCCCTATGGAAGCTGGCATGGGTCCTGGAGCAGCTAAAGCTAGAGCAATGGCAAAAGCGAGAAACGCAGCTAAAGAATCAGGTACTGCATCTCCTTCAATGTCTGGGGCTGATAGAGCAAAGGCACTAGCAAGGGCAAGGATAGCAAGAAAGAAAAAATCGACATCTTCAGGTACAGGTTTCGGTAGATCAACAAGTAGTAGTCGTAGTTCTACAGGTAGAGCAGGTAGAAGAGGTGGATCAGCAGGTAGTGCAGGTAGCAGATCTAGAGGTGGAACATCAAGAGGTAGTTCTAGAAGCGGAACACGTTCTTCAAGTTCTAGGGGACAGGGAAGTAGATCAAGAAGTACAAGCAGATCTAGAGGTGGTGTTTCTAGAGGGTCTAGAAGAAGAGGTGGTAGAAGAGGTAGAAGAGGCGGAAGACGTTGTGATATCAGGTGTAAAATAAATATATCTCCATTAATAAATACTAATTTAGTTAGGGATGACTTAGCTGAATTAGCATACTTCGTCAAGGAGATTAAATAAATGCTAAGAAGAGATAGTTTAAGAGCACAAAGAGATTTTTATGCCCCTATGACTGAGGGCACACAGATAAGATATGCAGCTGCACAAACACCAGTGTCTGGTAAATATGGAGCTGAAGTTAAAAAGAGATTATCAGATATAGGTAGTGGAGTAGGAGGTACTGCTCAAAGAGTTGGTGCTAGAAAAGCAGAAATGCGTAAAACTGAAGATCCCACTAGATCAGCCCAAGCATCTTTTTATGCTCCTATGACAGAGAAAAAAGATGATCGTTTAAGTAAAATAGCTGGTGCAGCACAAGATGCTATAGGTAGAGGTATCTCTCAAGTCACCAGTGCAGCAGGTGAGGCAGCTGACCAATATAGAAAGGATAGACAATCAACATCAGAACAAATTGCAGGAATTTCTCAATCATTTGATAAACGATTCTCTGCAGATAAAGCAGAAAGAGATAAACAGTATGGTGCTCTTAAAGGTGATATTAAATCAGTTAGAGATCAAGTCTCTACCGTTGGGACTCAGCTTGGTGAAGTAAAAAAACAAATTAAAACAACAAATACTCCAAAAAAAGCAGTCGAGGTAGCTACCAAGGCTAAAGAAGAAGCATCAACTAGAAAAACTGGTAGTGGTGGTAGATATACTACCGTCCAATCTAGGGCAAAAAGAACAGCACGACAAAATAAAGCAAAAGCTTTAGCTAGAAAAAGAAGGTCTAGTACTGCAGGAAGAGGATTTGGTAGTAGTGTAGGAAGAGGTGGAAGAAGAGGTGGATCTGCAGGAACTCGTGGTAGTAGATCTAGGGGAGCAACAGGAAGTGCAAGCAGGAGATCAACATCTAGGAGCAGAAGCTCTAATACAAGTAGGAGTCGGAGAAGTGGAAGGTCTACATCTAGATCTAGAGGTGGTGTTTCTAGGGGAAGAAGAGGTAGAAGAGGTGGAAGAAGAGGTAGGAGAGGCGGAAGAAGGTGTGATTTAAGGTGTAAAGTTAATATTTCATTACTTACAAGCATGAATTTAATGCGTGATGACTTAGCTGAAGTAGCATATTTTGTAAAGGAATTACAAGAGATTGATTAACATCTAATCTCTTAGGAGGTGGTTGTGAGTGGAGATTTAGGTTTACATAATGAACCAATTATTTTTTATTGTGAGGAAATGACAGAAACAAAATTAATTCTTTTAAAACATAAAAAAATTAAAATTAAACTTTATAAAAAAGTTATGAAAAACATAGATAAATTAAAATAATTAAAGAATTTTAAGAAAAAATGCCTCATAAAATGGAAAAAGTTATGTCTGAATTTAAAGCAGGCAAACTAAAATCAGGGGGAGATAAGACAGTAAAGAAAAGAAAACAGGCAGTAGCTATAGGTCTTGCTATGGATTACAAAGCACACGGAAAAAAATCAAAAAAAACTTAATTTTTAGGCTAAATTATAATTTACTACGCATCTAATTTGATTTAAAGATTGTTGTGCAGTGTGATATAACCCTCCATCAAAAATAACTACTCTTCCTTGTTTTGGAGTAACTTTTTGTTTAACTGTATAGACATCTGACTCTGTTCTTTCATTGTATATAATAGTATCTCCATCGCTTGTAACTACATAATATAAAACAACTATATGTCTTTCACCTTCATCAAGATCTATATGAGGTGTATCATCATCAACACTATTTAAATTTAAAGGAAATTGTAAGAATGATCTACCTTGAACAATCTTAGCTGTAGGAACTTGTAAAGTTTCACAAGCTTTACTTAATAAAGGTACAAATAAATCATGAAAATCACTAATTATTTCACTTGATTTATCATCAAGATATTCAACATATACGTGCGAAAGACCAGCACGACCTTGATTCCCCTCTTCATATGCTGCTGTTACATCATCAATATAATACCAAGGAAACTGTTGATCATTGTATTCATAATCTCCCATCAAATAATCTCTTATATCCTGTTGATATTCTTTATCTATAAAATCATCTATTACTAAAATTCCACCTTTATCAATCATGAAATTTATTTAATTGTTTAATTTAATTATATCTATTAAATAGATCTAGTCACTTATTTTTTTTTCTTAAAGTAGCTTTGTTTACAGCCTCTGCTCTTTTTGTTTTTGACGTAAGAGTGCCTTTGGATACATCGACAAATCTAGGTTGTCCTTGCATTACATCCTCTTTGAGTAATTCGGTATTTGGTCTAAGCATTTTTCTCCTTGGTCTTTTTCTTTTGTTCTTCAATAAACTTTCTATAAACACTAGCAGCTCCATCTTTTCCTGCAACTTCTGCTCTTTGTTCCATCGCTATGGCAGCCTGTGTCTTATGATTATGACTTCTACCACTGCGTTTTATCTTGGCAATACTTAATGCAGCTGTTCTTTTATCTTTAAATCCAAGACCTTTTATTGTTCCTTTCGGATCTTCATCTGTATAAAGATCACTATGTTTGTTACTCTTAGCAGGTTGACCTTTTTTTCTAGGAATACGAGCAGCCATTAATTATATCTTTCTCTATTTTTTATATCTCCAGTCATAGGAATATCTATATCAATACCAAAAGGTTTAAACTTTTTAGGTGTCAGATACATCGCAGCACGAGCTAAACGAGTCTTAGGTGATACTTCAAAACCGTATCGACCTTTATTACCTGTGACAGATCCACCTAAAGCCATCCCTAATTCCTGTAAACCTTTTACAGGTTGAAATTTGCCTGATACTAAGTCTGGGTCTTCTTGTGGATTTACCATGTCATATGTATCTCGTATATTTACAAACTCGCCACCAGGTTTTGGAGTTGATTGAAATCTCCCTAAAGTTTGTATAACCTGTTTATTTCCTGATCCGTAAGGATTTACTGCTCCATATCTAGGTAATTCGCTAGGAAAATCAAGAAAACTTGGAACATGACCCATTACTCTATCTCCTTGTTCGTTAATAAATTCTCTGTTAAATCTACCGCTACCCATATCAGCTGATTTAGTAGACTCTCTTACATTAGATAAGTATTCGTCACTTAAATCCAATCCTTTAGATCCCAAACCAGTATAATAACGCAAAAATAAGTTTGCATTTGGTGGTAATTTATTTAAGGCAGAAGATGCAAAATTTTTAAATTTTTCTTTTTTACTCATTTCATACTCCTAGCAGCTCTTTTACTTGCCATTTTCCTAGCTTTTCTAGCTTTTTTTGTATTTTTTACAAACTGTTTACCCTTACGACTCTCACGTTTCTTTTTATCATCAGTTTTTTTTCTTTCAGCTTTAGACATAGCAGCCCAAGCAGCCTTCGGTAAGTACCTTGCAGTGCTTTTACTACCTTTTTTAATTGCTTTATCAGCCATCTTTCTTATTCCTTTTATCTACGTTTTCCATGACTTTTAAAATTTTTTCAAGTCTTACAGCTTGACCTTTATGAGTCCTTGATGCTTTATGCAATTCGCCAATAATTTTTTTTATTTTTGGAGTTTGATGCATAATTAACAATCCTTAATAGGTCCGCCAAATAGCCAAGCATCGCATGTTCGAGCACTGGCACATTTAAACTTAAACAATTGACAGTAACCTAAGTCAGCTCTTTTCTGAACATCATAAGGATCAGCTGCTTTTGTCTCATTTATACCTTCAATGATACAATCAATTATTTTGTCAGATTGGTCAAAAGCAGAGCAGTTAGCACATAAAGCTGTCTTTACCGTATCAAGATCACTTTTCCATAATTTTGCCTTTTTTTCCCAAAATCCTGGGTCTGGATTAGCTGGATTTAAAGGACCGTAACCATACTTTCTAATGGTGTAATTTCTATTTTTTACATTCTCATCTACATCTTTTGTTGCAGTCGGACAAGATTTTCCAACTTTTGACGCAGTTTTATTGAGAAGGATTACTACTTTAGTTTTCATTCTTATATTCTAATCTTTCTTCTTTTTCTCATATTCTTTTCTGGTCATCCATTTCTCTTTACCCCAACGCTTAAGATCCTTTTGTTTCTTACCCTTTCCTCCTTTATAACCTCCTCCAGCTGCTTTATATTTTTGTGCTACTAATTGTGCTTTTCTAGCTGACCACTGGCCTGGCTTACCGCCTTTTGATCCTGCTTTAACCTGATTAAATATTCTTTTTCTCAGGCCGGGTTTAGTGTATTTTGAATCGTCTTGTGCCATTAAAATCTATTCTGTATTGGCTCTTTATTAAGAATAACAGGGGGAATACTATCAGAATAAGATCTTGAAACCTCTCTCATATAATGAGGATTGTTCATTTCAAATTTTGGTATATTTTTTCCTATATATGAAACAACAAATTTACATTTATCGGATTTTTCTTTCTTTTGGGGTAAAAAAGGGTCAGATAGTCCAGCTGTTACCATCGAATAATCATTATACATATTCGAATATTTAACAGGAAAACTAGGATAATAGCCTTGGGCACCAGCAAATCTCATACTTACTAGTATACGAGATATAATTAAATGATGGCACCAACTAAAGAAGAGTTAAAAAATTTAACTCTTAATGAATTAGCTAATAAATACCCAGATAAATTTTATAAAAAATTGTCTGCTGGTACTTTTGAAGATAGATCATTTTTAGATCGTATTAATCCATTTACTCCTTTTAGTTCTAAAAAATTTGTTCCAAACGAAAAAGGTAGAGCCTTGTTAAATAAATATAAAGAGCAATATGGAAAACCTCTAGTAGTCTTACCATTATCAGCTACGATGGGAAAAGAAAAGGCTGAGTTTAATCAAAAAAGTGGACTTCAAGGTTTATTTAAAAGTCAAGCTTTTATAGGAGGAACTAATGATCCATTTCGAAAATATGTTTATTTAAATCCTAATGAAGTCAGAGAAAAGAACGAAGTTGGTTTAGTAAAAGGAAAACCTGGTTTATTTACATTAGCTCATGAAGCTTATCATGCATATGACCCTAGCTTAACAACGAATCCATATACTGGTAAAAAAACTCCCACAGGTTTTCAACGAATGGCAGGTGGTCTGGCCGATTTCTTGACTGCTGGTAAAACTGATTTTGATAGAAGATCTCGATCTCCTATGCCCAATAACTTTGATGAGTTATCAGTAGCTGAGCAATTTACTGATGCAAGTAAAGGAGCAATGAATCGATTTCAAAGAGAAATAGATGCTCAAAGTGGAGCACTAGCTGATTATAGAGATCTAGGTTATAAAGGTTATTTTAGTGAACAGGCCGATCTTGAAGCTTATCCAGCATCATACATTAGAGATTTTATAAAAGGTTTTAATACAGCAAAATATGAACAAGCACAAGGTAGCGAAGGTAAGTATAATCCAGCTGTTAGACAACTACAAAAAGATACAAACTTTATAGATGCAAAAGAAAATCTTATTGAACGAGCTAAAGCTTACAGTAAATCAAAAGGTTTAGGTAGATTTAGACAAAATTAAGATAAATTTTTATTTTTCATAAAAGATTGAAGAAAAGCTAAATCATCTTCATTTGGTTCGTCATCTCTTTTGTTTGGAGAACTCTTCCTTTTTAATTCCGGCTCCTGTGGAAAAGGTATTACAGGTATCTCTAAAGAACCTGTACTTTCAAACTGTTTACGTCTTTGAGATGGAGTCCCATATTGAAGCATAATATCTGCATCATCACCTAATACTTCTTTTCCAAGTTTACCTTGTTTTACCATCTCTACTAAATCTTCTAATGATGGTTCAGTAAAAGGTATGTCTCCAGCTGGAGCGTTAGGATTTACATGATGAGCTAACATCCCTCCTCCAAGGTTTTTATTTTTAAAATCTTGTAAAAATTTCATCCCATTCCTTGTCCCTTCATCATTGTAAGAAATTGTGCAGCTCTTTGACCAACACTTGTTTTTGCATTTTCTACCTGTCTTTGAGCTAATTGTTGATCACCAGGACTACGCATAGATAAACTTCCTATTGGTGGATTGCTAAATGTCTGTCCATTCATTTTACGTAGATTGTCTTCGTAAGACTGACTTGTGATGCCTGGCATTGTTATTACTAATGTTTTTTTAATTCTACTAGTAGTATTCACATAAAAAAAAGACCTAGAGCACCACCTCTAGGTCGAAAATCACTTTACTTTGCACACATACATGTTTCGATGAACCATGCACTTACTTACACTAGCGGTAGTAAACCTTTAAAGTCAACCTATAGCTGGAGCTGATAGAGCAACTTGAGTAGATTCAGCACAAGCTAGATCTAATGGGAAGTTGTGAGCATTTCTTTCATGCATTACTTCAAAGCCTAAGTTAGCTCTGTTAAGAACGTCAGCCCATGTAGGAACGATCTTACCGTTAGTGTCAACAATTGACTGGTTGAAGTTGAAACCGTTTAAGTTAAATGCCATTGTGCAGATACCCATTGAAGTTAGCCAAATACAAACTACTGGGAATACTGCTAGGAAGAAGTGAAGACTTCTGCTGTTATTGAAACTTGCATACTGGAAGATCAAACGACCGAAGTAGCCATGAGCTGCAACGATGTTGTATGTTTCTTCTTCTTGACCGAACTTGTAGCCATAGTTTTGTGACTCAAGACCAGTTGTTTCTCTAATAAGAGATGATGTTACCAATGATCCATGCATAGCAGAGAATAATGCTCCACCGAACATACCTGCAACACCAGCCATGTGAAGTGGGTGCATAAGAATGTTGTGTTCTGCTTGGAATACAAACATAAAGTTGAATGTACCAGAAATACCTAAAGGCATTCCGTCAGAGAAAGATCCCTGTCCAAATGGATAAACTAGGAATACTGCGAAAGCTGCTGAAACTGGTGCAGAGTATGCAACACAGATCCAAGGACGCATGCCTAATCTGTAACTAAGTTCCCACTGTCGTCCCATGTAAGCTGAGATACCGATGAGGAAGTGAAAGATGACCAATTGATATGGTCCTCCGTTGTATAGCCACTCGTCAACTGTGAGGGCTTCCCATATTGGGTAGAAGTGGAGTCCGATTGCGTTTGAGCTTGGAACGACTGCTCCTGAGATGATGTTGTTTCCATATAAGAAAGAACCTGCTACTGGTTCACGTATACCGTCTATGTCTACAGGAGGAGCTGCTATGAACGCAATTATGAAGCATGTCGCTGCTGTAAGTAAGCAAGGGATCATTAACACACCAAACCAACCAACGTATAGTCTGTTATCTGTTGATGTAACCCACTCACAGAGGGACTGCCAACCGCCTAGCAACTCGGATTGTCTCCGACGCTGTAGAACTGATGTCGCCATAATAGTCCGTTGTAATGAATATAAAAAAAGCCATCCGAGATGACTTAACATAACTATACAATACAGATGTCTTGAACTCGTGACATAAAAAAGAGGGGCTAACCCCTCAGTTTTACAGTGTCAATCAACGATTACACAGATGACTTTTGGTCTTTGTTTTTAGTTTCGTAGTGATAAACAGAACCACGATAGACATGTGTATTTCTTCCAGGTACAAGGACTAGTTTTGAGTCACTTTGATCCTTTTTCTGATAAGCAATACCACGATAAATTAGTTTTTTCATAGGTTGCACCCTGTAGACAGTACTTAATATAGCATTTTTGTATCAACCGCTACCGTTTGTAACGATACAGTAAATATTAAGAAAACATTAAGATATCTTATATATCAAAAAGAATCCCCTCTCTGGTGTTCAGGCAGAAAGGGGAAACTTAAAAGAATCCTGAGTCCATGCAACAAAACTCAGTATCACAAATACTAGGAGGTAGCTGTGAATAAATACATATTGGCAAGAAAAGTTTAAAAGTAAAACTCTAATTAACAATATGTAATAAAGAGGAGTCGCATCACCCCTGTCTCTCTGGCAATGCGATCGTTTACTGAGTGTAAGAAACAGTAAAAATTACACTCTCCTCAAGGGCTGACACTGTTCTTCTTCGCCCCTGTCCTATAATAATACCGATATAAATATTATCCACCTCTAGTGACTACTATTTACAAACCAAAATGTATAGGAAAAGTCTCTGTAGATTCTGGGGTAATTTCTGTTGTTGACGTTTCACATATAAAAGTAAACAATGATGGTGAAATAAATCTTCCTAGTTATAATTTGTATACAGCTATAAATACGGAACTTGGTGATGGAGAGTACAACATCTACGAATGCAGAGATGACAAAGGAGGACTTCGAAAAATCATTATTGATATCCAATAAAACAGCTGGGATGGATCCTAGAGCAGATTATCGTCAGTGGTTAAGAAATACATTACATGCTGTTTTAGATGATGCAGTAAAAGGAGATGATGGAGCTAAAAACTTTGTAAAGACAGCAATAAGTAGCTTATGTCTTTGGTCAAAAGAAGAAGATATAAAAATTAATTTTGATGCTTGGATCTGGCCGTATGTAGATCTTTTGGAAGAGCAGAAAAACAATCAAAATATCGATTGTTCACCATGTTCTGTAGAGGATTAGTTGGTGTTTTTGGAATAATTATATGGTCGTTCCAAATAGGATCATTAGAGTATGGTGGCCTATGCCAAAAAAATATTTTTTTATCATAATCAATAGTCCAATCAGGATGATTTTTATGCCATCGAATACCTGCAGTAAATTGAGCTTTAGGTTTTAAAGAAGTGCAATCACAATAAAGAACATCTCCAGGGTGTAATATCCAACGTAATTTTAAAACTCCTTGAAAACATCTTAAATATGTTTTTATTCCTGATTTGCCTGTAATTTGTCTGTGTAATGATCTAGATCTTTTATTTTTTCTCTTCCAATACCAGTCATTTAGCTGTCTGTTTGATTTACCAACAGCAAATCCTACATTCCAAATCCAAAACCCTTTTTCAAATTCCTTTTGTGGTTGAAAGAAGATTTTACAAATTTGCCCCTCGACAAAAAACTTATAGGTAGTAAACTTGCGACGACGATAATTTTTCATTATGGAAGAATTAATAAAAATGATTCAACAAGATCCTGAATTATGGGAGATTGTGGAAAACGCAAAACATCCTGATCAGGAACCAATGGAATTTTTTGAAAGTGTTGCTGCAATGCTTGCAATAGAATTTGAAGAATTGCATAGGACAGATTTAAAAGATAAACTAGCTGGGCTCTTTGGTGGATTACCTAAAAAGGCATACCTTATGGCTCCTTATCTTTTGCATATTGCTTTAGATATGTTCTTATTAAAAGCAAGTATGGATGAAAAATCAATAAAGGATTATTAAAAATGAAATTTGGTTACGTATTGTGTGACCCGAAACGGTCAAAAATTCTGGTACTTAAAAAGAATGGTGATGTTGAATTTGTAAAGACTAACAACAAAGAAAACATAAATAAATCATTCTGTTTACGTGATATATCCACAATGAAACAATTATACAAATCATTAAAAGAAAAAAAGTTGGTTGGTCAAATGGATATAGTAGATATACAAGAACTTTATGGTAAGAACTGATGTTAAGGTTCGTATTTGACTGTGAAACTAATGGTCTTCTCCACGAGTTAAATACTGTTCATTCTTTGGTGTTAAGAGATATTGATGATGGAGATGTCACTAGTTGTGCAGATCAAAAGGATTATGAACCTATTGTTAATGGACTTTATATGTTGTCTAAAGCTGATCTACTTGTCGGCCATAATATAATTAATTTCGATTTTAGAGCTCTTAAAAAAGTTTATAAAAGTTTTAAATTAAAGAAAAATTGCAAAATATATGACACATTAATTGTTAGTAGGGTTCTCTCACCAGAATTAGAACCTGTAGATGAGGCTAAATTTTCTCACATACCTCCTAAATACAAAGGTAAACATAGTTTGGGAGCTTGGGGTGAAAGATTAAATGTAAAAAAAATAAACTTTGAGGGAGCTGATAAGTATGAAGAAAGGTGGGATGTATGGTCTGAAGAAATGCAAAAGTACTGTGAGGGAGATACTTTAGTATCTTTAGAGCTATATAAATACTTTGAGACTCAAACCTTAGATCCAAGATGTTTTGATTTAGAACATGATTTCGCTAGAGTCATGGCTAGACAGGAAGCTTTTGGTTTCCCATTCGATGAAAGAAAAGCTTTTGCTTTAGTAAATGAATTAAAAAAAGAAAGAAGTGAGATAGATGATCAATTACAAAAAGTATTCCCCCCAATATCAGAAGAAAGATTTTCAGAAAAAACAGGAAAACAATTAAAAACTAAAGTAACTAAATTTAATCCAGCATCAAGAAAACAAACATCTGAAAGATTAAAAGAAAAATATCCTGCTATTACTTTTAATAAAACTGAAAAAGGTAATGTGAAACTAGATGATGATGTATTAGATGATTTAGGGAAAAAATATCCTGAAGCTGCATTGTTATCAAAATATCAATTATTAAATAAAAGACTGGGACAGATATCTGAAGGTAAGGAAGCCTGGCTTAAACATTGCCAAAGATATCAGGATGGAAGAATACATGGGTCAGTAATCACAAATGCTTGTGTCAGCGGAAGGTGTTCCCATCGGGGTCCGAATGTAGCTCAAATTCCTAGAGTAGGTCAACCTTATGGTGCAGAATGTAGATCGTTATTTTATGCTCCTACGGGGTGGAGACAAGTAGGCTGTGATGCATCTGGATTAGAACTTAGGGCGTTAGGTGCTCAATTAGCTTACTTTGATGGTGGAGAATATGCAAAGTTAGTTAGTACTGAAGGCTTTGATATTCATACTCATAACGCCAAATTGTTTGGAATATATGATGGTCAAGGAAAAATAGAAAAACGGACAAGAGAATTAGCAAAAACACTAATTTACGCAGTTCTTTATGGTGGTGGTCCAAATCGTATCGGGTCAATCCTTAATACAAGTTTAAATCAACAAGACCGACAGGAAATAGGGAGAGAAACTATTGATACTTTTTACAAGAATTTACCTGCAATAAAAAAATTAAAAGACAAGGTTGATGAGAAAGTAACACAAAGAGGATACCTAATCGGTGTTGATGGTAGACATTTGCAAATTAGGTCTAGACATTCAGCCTTAAATCAATTACTACAATCTACCGGAAGCCTATGTGTAAAAAAAGCGACATGCATCCTTTACGAAGATTGTAAAAAAAATTATTTAAGATGGGGTATCCATTATGCCTTTGTAGCTCATATCCATGATGAGATACAAGCTTTAGTAAAACCTCAACATGTAAGTTTATATAAAAAACTTGCAATAGATTGTTTTAGAAAGTCTGGAGAATATTTTAAATTGAAATGTCCTATGACAGGGGAAGCAAGAGAGGGAAAAAATTGGATGGAGACACATTAATTATTGTCACTTTTTACGTCTTGAATTTTTAGTTTTTCAACACACCTATTTACGCACTCCCTGTCGTCATCTTGGATTGAGCAAGATGATACACATTCAAAATATAAATCAATAGGGTCTTTTGTTTGCATATCAACACTTTACTACCATGCACATTAAAAATACATTGAGTACAATTTCTTAAAACACAAATCAATTATGTTTAACAAACTTCTAATGGCAGGTGCAGCTTGCTGTACTCTGTCAACTCCTGCTTTTGCTGGTTTTTATTTAAATGGTGAATTTAATCAAACTAACGTCGGTTCAGAATGGAACGGTAACGGTGTAGATTTACATGTCGGTTATGAAAGATCAGTCGGAGAAAAGGGTTCTTTCTACGTACAAGGTGGTCCTTACCTTTCTAATCCAAAAGATGCTGACTCAGAAACAAAAGGCTCAGGTAAAATTGGTGGTGGCTATGAGATAGCTGATAGCACTAATGTCTATGGTGAATTTTCTGTAGTAACAAACGATACAACAGACAATACTTGGGGTACAAAACTAGGGGTAAAATATAATTTTTAAATAACACCCTAATTCTCATAGGTCAGCTCATTTTGGGCTGATCTAATTTTTAAACAAAGTCCATGTCTAACCAAGAAATACAGGAATTGATTGATCAATCCATTGCAATAGCAATCAACAGGCACAATCGAAACGCTTCAATGATTAGTGCCACATTAGGATTTATATTTATGGGGGCTTTTGCAGATGGTTTGTTTAGAGTATTAGGAGTAATACCACCCTTCATGGACATAGATGTCAGTATTATTACTCAATTGTCAGAAAAACTCTCTGTTTAGACTTTAGGAAATCTAGGTAAACCTGCATTCATTCGAAGTAATTGTCTCTGTGCCTCTCTGACGGAATCGATGTCATAGCCTGGCGTATTGATAATTTCCATAACATTTTTTCTATACTGAGGATCAGTATCGTAGTCATGTGCCATCATTTGTTCTCCCATAAATTCAGTTGGTTTTACTTCTCCTCCCATAAAATCTTGGGGGGAAGTTGGTCTGTTTTCTCTTAAAAAATTTTCAACTTTTTTAGTTGCTGGAGACATTTTTTCTAAGATACCTTCAAATTTACCATCCTCATTATTTTTTTCTTTAATCATCTTTAAAAAATCTTGGATAGCGCCCCCTCTTCCAGTGAGATCATCATATTGTGAAATCATAATAATACTTAATAGAATAAAACACTACCTTGTCATCTTAAGATATGTAAGTATAGTAGAACCGCCAGAGTGAAGCTTATGAAGCAAAATTTAGAAAACCAAGAGAAGTTAGAAGACATGTCTAACGATGAACTACTCGCCTTGCAGGATGGCTTTATTCAGCTCAGGTCGCATGCTAATCGTGGTCTGGAAAGGATCGTAAGTATTATGCATGACCGTTTAGAAAATCAGGTCAAATCATGAATTTAATTATGTGCTGTGCTGTATACAAAGGAGATACAGTCACTGATCGTGGTCTTAGAACCATGTCATTTGAGATTCCAGGGGCTGGTAAAAAGCCTTTGAACATCCCAATACAACTGTTACCTAGCTTTGCAGCAGGCGAAACCACAGCTCCTAATGCGTTTGAAAGGGAAACTAATGTACTTATCAATGGTCGTCTTTATCCCACAAGTGAAGGCAACATGTACATTGTCCCTACACAACCGCTAATTGGGGTAAATAAATCTATAAAGCTAAACCAATTAGCACTTGCTGGTGGTGTAGGTTATATAGGAAAACAAAATAGACCGGATGCATTTAACTTTATGGTTTTATGTCAGGCACCTCCACAAAAAGGAATCGGTCATACATGGCAAGATAGCTTAGCTTTTAATGTTGAAAGTTGGAGTAATGATGCAGATAGGATGAAAAAATTCTTATTTGTAGGTCGTCAATTATCTTTGGGTGGAGTTCTTAAGTTTGAAGCTTGGAAAGATAAAGATGGAACTCTTAGGTCTAAATATAAAGTAAAAATTAGATCTCAACAATATTCTTTCTTTGGTAAGAATCAAACCGAAGAAGATGTAAAAGCAAGGCTTAATAAGCAGATTGATGCTAAAAAATCTGATGTTTCAGATAAAAAAGAACCTGTTGCCGAAGATGTACCATTTTGATATGGTGTGTTCGATGACCTTAACAAAAACTTTACTTTTGTAAATTATGACTGTATTAGATCGCTTTAAAGATACTGATAAGTATCCTCGTCGCTTAAGAGAAAAGTTCGCAACCTTTATTGGTTTAAGTGATGAAAAGGCTTTATTTCTTAAAAAAGAAGAAATGGATCGCTGTGGATGGCATGGCGATGTAGATGATTTTCCTAACGCTTCTGAAGAAACATACGAGTTTCGTGATGGGACTGTTAAAGAGGGAATCATGTTTAGAACTCCTCGACTAATTTTACTTCGGGGTGCTCAAAATACTGATCCAACCTTTTTAGAAAAAAATGAAGAAGGTCCTGATGGCAAAAACAAAAGCACCATTATGGGATTCTATGAAGATGCTAAATACCTTTGGGACAACTGGAAAACAGAAAACGCAGGTGGTCCTAAATCTTCTCCTTATAAGGTTAGAAGAATTATGCTTGTCTACTTAGTAGATAAAAATGGTAAGGCGGTTCATAGCAAACCTGTAGTACTATCCCTTGGTGGTGGAGCACAAAAGAATTTTGTACAAAAATATTCACAATTCTTAGAACAACTAGAAAGTTCTTATGCAAAGGCCACTGGAGATACAAACGCTGAGGGCTTTGGTGAAAAAATGTGTGCCTCCGTAATATGGACACCAACCTTTGGAGTTACAAAATTTGGTGACTTTGGTGCAAAAGTTTTATCCCCAAATAAATGGCTAGAACCTACACCAAAAACCATTGAAAACTTCTGGCCGAAAAAAGATGAAGACATAGATAACTATGAAAACATCTATGAATGTTTCCCTGTAGAGGCATACGGTAAGAACTTCTTCAAGCAGATGCAGGAAGAGGTAGGAATTAATGCATTAGCCCCAGGGGTCGATCTGAGTGCAGCTCCAATCCTTCCAGCTGCGGATGACTTAGGAAAAAGAAGTACCGAAACAGGGGAATTAGTTGGTGGATTAACCTAGTACTAATTAAAAATCTGATAAGGCGGAGAGTTTCCTAGAAACTTTATCCGCTTTTTTTATGAGCTTTTGTGCTTTTTCTCTGTCCTCACATACAGTAGCTTGCTCCAAAATTTTTAATAGTTTCGATGTTTTTAATTCAATAGACAAGTTACCCCTTAAATCTTTGTATTCGTATGTTATCCCCTTTTTCTATATCAGATAGTCGCTTACATAACGCTCTTATCATTGCCTGTCTTTGCATCACTATGTTGACTAATTGCTTTGTAGCAATTTTTACATGATCAATGTCATCTAAATCGTCAATTTGATTTTTAACCACAGTAGCTGTGAACTCATCCTCTAGTGTTGGTTCCATATCTAAAGGATCAATAGACAATTCGATTAAATCAAAAGATGCCATAAGTATGAGGATTCTTTACTTATTCTACTTCAGTTATTGACAGAAACCGTACACAACTTACAATTTGACCAAAACATGTAATTATGGCAGATCCTCTAAGTTACAATCAGTTACTGGAAAAAAGTAAAGAAATCGATGAATTATTACAATCTTCAGTTGACATTGAAGAAAAAGAGGAACTGGAATATATTTGGAATTGTCTTAAATCTAGAGAGGAATCAAAATTTGATGCAATAATTAGTGTAATAAAAGATTGTGATAAACAAATTTCAAATAGAGAAAAAGAAATTATAGAGTTGAAAAAAAATCAAAATTTTTGGAAAAATAAAAGAAAATCTATTATTAACATTATTAAGACTGCTTACGAAAACAACTTAATAACTTCTATGCCTACGGGAAATAAATATCAAGCAACAATTAAATCTGTAAAATCAAAGTTAGTTGATGATTTTGAAAGTTGGTCTGCAGAAGAAAAAGTAAAATTTGGACTTGTAAAAGAAACTTTTTTAAAAAGAATTTTTAATGGTGAAGTATTAAAAAAATCAGCAGAAAAATTACCGGATAAAGAGTATTTAAGAAAAGCATTAGTCGAAAACCCAACAACTGCCCCTTCGAAGGCGAAATTAGTCCAGAGAGTGTCGCTGACATATAACTTAAGAAAAAGATTAAAAACAGGTATATAAACTTGAATTTACATTAACTACTACTAAAATAAGAAAAAAAATTATGACAAAAAAAGAAAAATTTAACAAATTTATCGAAAATGCAGCTCTCAATGTAGAAGCTGTAAAAATAGAAAATATGTTAAAAGGACATAAAGAAAATTTAAAAAAAGGAACTATGGAAAACTATCAACTATTTGATAGATAATTCCTAGATACAGGGCGGATATCCTAGACATACTTACCTAAGTAACATGTCTGGTCAGAAAAAGTCCAAAACATTTGGTGGTACCTCATTACCACTAGAATCTATTGTCCATGAAGGCTATAAAATTAAAAGTTTAAAACATGGGAATACAGGATTAGTCTTATATAAATATCCAAGTAAGATGTACAACTGGGAAGGTTGTTGGACTAGCTGTTTAGAAAGTGCTAAAACAGGAGTAGAAAAATTTTTACAACAAACCAAAAACAAAAAAACTTCTAAATAATGTTAACTATAGAAAGGTCACTCATGAGTAACTTGATGGATGATTTAGCTAAGGGTATTTATAAATATCTTTATGAATCTTCAACAGAATTTGAAGGTAATCATTTTGTTTTAGTACCTATCACTGATGTTGTAAAAAAGTTTCAGCGAAATCATAGAACAATTCAAAGAAGAATCTCTGCATTGAAAGATGAGGGATTACTTATACCCATAATAAAGAGAAACACAATTACTCTTTATCAAATACTCAATCAGGAGGAATAATGACTACCGGAGGCAACCCAAGACAAGACCCATACATTGAGCATCTTGATTTTTTACTATCCTCTTTTACCGATAATGGTAAATCATTAAGAGGATTCACCATAAATCCTCAAGAACTAGCAATTACTATGCTTACAGCTGGTCTTTTAGCTAACTCTAAATTAATGATTAGCCCTGATGATGCTATTAAATCAGCCTTTGATATTCATAAAAGAATTCAAGGTCATGTAGCTAATTATCAGAATATTACTTTTGCATCTAAAATTGATAATTGTTTTGAGGAAAGACCGCCAGAAGTAGAGCAAGATTAGGGGGCGATATCCTGTCATCAGCTGACTATTTATTCTTGGATTATCGTTCTCAAGGCGACACAAGAGTTACTATAAATGGGTCAAGGCACTATAAGACTCCTTATGGTGCTCTACCATCTGTAACTACTATTCTCTCTGCAACTCAAGGCAACAAAGCTGCTTTAGAAAGATGGGCAAAAAAAAATCCTGGGGGTCGGGAAGCTGCAGCTGCAAGAGGCACTAAGGTTCACTCCTTAATGGAAGAATATTTATTAGGCATTGATAAAGATCCTGTAATAGAAAACAAAGAAATTGCAGAGTATTGGGATGGATTACCTGCAAATTTAAGTAAATTAAGTAACGTAATATGGGCTGAGAATCCAGCAAATGTTGATGACTATGCTTGGACAAAAGGATCTGATGGCATATCTCGTGTATGGCATCCTGGTTTTCATGAAAATAAAAATTATGGATGGGCAGGAGCACCTGATATTGTAGCCGAATACAAAGGACAAATTGTATTAGGTGATTTAAAAACCTCTACCAATCCATACTGTTCTAAATGGCCTGATTCGAGCACTCCTAAAAGTGAATATGGAAAAAAAAGATCAGGATTTATGAAATATCAAAAATGTCAACTACAACTCGCTGCTTATGCGTTAGGTCTTGAACACACAATAAATATAATTCCTGACTTATGTATGACTTTCGTTGCAACAAGAGAAATTTCTCAGGTATTTGTTATTCAAAAACATACTATTGAGAAGTATAAACAAAAATGGAAAGGTATAGTTACAAAGTATTACGAAGAAGTTCTCCCCTCAGAAAAGCAATCAGAGATTGAGATGGAGGGGATTGATGGGG